TGAAACTCACAGATAAGAAAGTATCTAAGACTCACCGAGTTCTAGTGTACGGTGAGCCAAAGTCAGGAAAGACTGAGCTTGCTGCTAGGCTCTCAGAGAAGTTCAAACTTCTATTCATTGATCTTGAGAACGGATACGAGACTTTGCTTAAACTGCCTAAAGAATGGCAAGAACGTGTTGAGATTCTTTCCATTCCAGATACAAAAGTATTCCCAATTGCAATCGAAACAATGCTCAAGATTGTCACAGGAACTAAAGTAGAAATCTGTGATACTCACGGAAAAGTTGGCTGTGCTCTCTGTAAGAAAGATGGTAATTCATTTACAACAGTAGAGCTAAATGCGCTGGATGAAAATACAATTGTGATTGTAGACTCTCTCACCCAGCTTTCTAACTCTGCAATGAACCATTTGACAAAGACACAAGATGATACATACCGCCCGGAGTGGACAGATTACAGGAACCAAGGTCAGCTGCTGGACAAGTTTCTATCTCAGGTACAGCAAGCGAAATATAACATTGTCTGTATCACTCACGTTGTTGAGACAGAGCTTGAAGATGGTAGAAAGAAACTTGTGCCTGTCTGTGGAACCACTACTTTCTCGCGTAATACTGCGAAGTACTTTGACCACGTTGTTTACTGTGAAGTCAAAAACAAGAAGCATAACTTTGCCTCTAGTACCACTTATGCTAATAACATTCTTACTGGTTCCCGTACTGATATTGTACTAGAAGGTTCTACTGTTCCTAGCTTGCTGGATATTTTCTCAGGTACTGTGATTGCAGCAAAAGTTGGAGCTACTCCCGGAGAGCAGGCACTGGCAAATCTGAGAGCAGGAGTTAAGAAATGAGAGTTAAACTAGTAGGACTCACTGGTCATGCAGGTGTAGGTAAAGATACATTTGCAGAATCATTTCATTACTACGGATTTCGCCAGTATTCTTTTGCTGATCCAGTCAAGAAAGCAGCAGCAATTGCATTTGGAATCTCTCAAGATTACTTCAGGATTCGAGAGCTTAAAGAAGAGGCTCACCCATATTGGAATCTTTCTCCTCGGCAGATGGCACAACTTGTAGGAACAGAAATGTTCAGGTCTGTGATCAGTGATGACTTTTGGATTCGCAGACTAGAACTTCAACTGATGCACGATTTTGATTCACATTCAGACGTATGTGCGATAGTTTCAGATGTACGATTCCAGAACGAAGCAGACTGGATTGTAAATAAAATGAATGGGATTCTTGTAGAAATTACAAGGCCCGATCATGTAGGTGCAGTAGGTGTAGCAGGACACGCAAGTGAAGCAGGAATAGATAGTACTAATTATTTAAAAGGAGTTAATTACTTTCACATAGAAAACACAGATACTTTACTTGATTTCATTAATCAATCACAATCATTTGCTTCAAATTTTTTAGCCTAAGGAAAACATACCATGAACGACACTACTTCTATTGATTCTTTGTTGGATTCTTCTCTTGATGACTTGGCTGATCTGCCGGAGTTTAAAGTATTCCCTGCTGGCGCTCACCGAGTTACCATTAACTTTGAGAAGAAGGAAATTAACAAGCACCCTGCTATTGAACTGAAGCTGGTGATGCTTGAGACTGTTGAACTCTCTGACTCTACTGAAGAAGCTCCTGCTGCTGGCACAGAATCTTCTGTTGCTTTCATGCTGGATAACGAATTTGGTGTTGGTAAGTTCAAGGAAATTCTCAAGCCTCTGGCTGAACACTTTGGAGTCACACAAGTATCTCAGATTCTGGAAGCTGCCAAGGGTGCAGAGTGTTTGGTTGTTACTAAGATTCGCCAGAACAAGGAAAAGACTGCAAGTTACCTTGATGTGGTGAAGTTGCAAGTGCTGTAAGAAGTAAGTAGTTGCAATACAAGAGGCATTGGAGAAATCTAGTGCCTCTTAATATTGAGAATTACTAAGTTAGAGAGAAGGAAGCGAAATGACCCAAGTACTGATTGACCGGGAAGTGCTGGAAGAATTCGCGCAGCTTGATATTGTGTGGCCTAAGAAGCTGCATAACAAGCTCCGCGCCGCCCTAGAAGCGAAGCCGCAGTTACCTGCGGTGGCGTGCCCTGAGCCATGGTGGGTCGGAGAGAACTTCGCAACCTGCCGCTTCTGCAATATGTCGCTTGTAGAGGGCCGATGCCGGCGAGACTGCTGGCACATCGATTTCCAAGACGGAGACAGGCCGTGTCCGTGTTGGGAACCGGCGCATACGGTGATCGAGTTCTACAAAACCGAAAGCACGCCCGCCCTAAAGGCGCGCATCGCTGAGTTGGAGGCTATCAATTCTGGAAACGAAATGGTGCTCAGCGGAAACGCCGAGTTTATAGGCAGCCTAGAAGCCCAACTCACCGCCGAGCGCGAAGCACGGCAGAAGGCGGAGAAGGATGTGGAAGGTCTGCGCGGTATTCTCGCCCACCTCTACAGCGAGGCTGATGAGCAAGGATATGTTCGGCTTCCGTCCGCCGTAGCTGTCATCGCGCAGGGGAAGGAGAACAAGAATGGCTGACAAGTGCGCGCATTGTGGGAAATACCACGAAAGCCCATGCCCTCGGGTGAAGGCGGTTGAATACTACCCTGACGGAACCGTGAAGCGGGTCGAGTACATCGAACCGCAGCCGTTGAAGCAATTCACAGGCCCATGGATGTTGCCACCCCTAGCTGGGATGAAGAACGGAGATGACTGACTTTGAGCGCGAGGTGATGGAACTTGCCAAAGAGTACAACATCGAGGGCGTAAATACGATTTCCTTCGCCCACGCCATCCGCGAGATTGTCGTGGAAGAGTGCGCGAAGAAAGTTAAGAATCTCGCGCAAGAGTACCGTCGGCCCGCTTCGTCTCGCGGAGAAGAGTTTGCAAGGGTGCTGGATACAGCAGAAGCTGCTATCCGTGCACTGACGAAAGGTAAACCAGAATGAAAGTATTTACTTACAAAGATAGAGAATACATTCGTGTAATTCCTGTTAAAAAACTATTCAACTCTACTATGATTCATGAAGTAGTCAATCGCGGAGACATCTTTGCTATAGACCTGATAACTCAAGAACTTACAATCATTCCCGGAAAAGCGGAAGTTGAGTTTACTGATTGTACTGTAGTTGATTCTACTTATCTTGCAACATTACAATGTGCGACTGGTGAACTGTGAGTCAAAAACTTCTCTTTCTTGGCACCTCTGAAGATAATTCATATCTTCCAAGACTTAAGCCTCTTGTTGGTACTTGCTCAGTAGCTTTGATACTTCAGCCTATACTTACTTGGGCTGAAGTATCTCTGTATTGCAAGAAAAAAGAAATAACTGGAATCATCAGTACCTCACAGAAATTATTAGAATTACTCACCTACGATAAGTCAGCAAAACTAGATGACTATGCAGGTTCCTATTTCTTCCGTGATGGAATTGAAATTGTATTCTTGCACCCACTGCACCAATTAGTTTCAGTTCCATATGGTTCATTCCTTGCTTCCAGATACATCTCTAAACTTGCATTCCCGGATCGCTGGAACAAGTATGAAGCATTCTCTTGGATGCTAGCATCTGAAGTAGATATTGATTCAATCTATGCTGAGTTTTCAGCAGCTTCACTGTTGGCAGTTGACATTGAAACAGTGAAGCTAAACCTTGCAATTACAAGTATCAGTTTCACTGCTGTGTTTCTGAGTGGTCCTGATCCTAAGTTTAAAACAATTGTATTTGAACTAGACTCAGAATTTAATCTTGCTTGGGTACGCAAGTTCTGTGCACTGAAAGCTCCTAAGATATTTCAGAACGGTAAGTATGACCAGAGTTACTTACTGAGATACAATAGTATCTGCGAAGCGTGGTTCTTCGATACCGCAACTGCGTTCCATTGCTGGTACTCAGAGCTTCCAAAAGATTTGGGTGCTCTTGCAGCATTCTTTATCAGAGATGGAAGGTTCTGGAAAGATATGGCCGACGGAGACTCTCGCCAGAAATTAGAATATAATGCTAGAGATACTTACAATACTGCTATTGTATTCATTGAGTTCTTACTTCAGGCTCCTGAGTGGGCGTTGAATAATTACTTGCAAGAGTTTCCTCTTATGTATCCTTGCCTCCTTGCGGAGATGACTGGGATTAAAAGAGATGCAGCAGAGTTTACTGAAGCTAGAGCTAACATTGATTCTCTGATTGAAACTAAATCTAAATCATTAGATGCAATGTTGGGAGTCACAGGATTCAACGTGAATTCCCCTAAACAGATGAAGCAGTTGCTTACAGTGCTTGGCTGTTCCGATTTGGAATCTGCTGACGTAAAGAATTTGCATAAAGCAGCTTACAGGCACCCGTTGATTTCAAGGATTGTAGGTGTAATTGTAAGTGATGACAGTGTGCAAGAAGTACAGGATTTTGGAATTAGATCGTTGCGAAAGCTTAAATCTACTTATCTGCGAACTGATGCAGATATAACTAAGACATCCCCCGGAGGTGCAAAAGAATTCCATGATCGTATCCTTTACAGTCTCAATCCACACGGAACTGATACAGGGAGACTTGCGAGTAAAGAGCACCATTTCTGGTGTGGATTACAAATACAAAACATCCCTAGAGGAAAAGAAGTTAAACGAACTCTTGTCGCTGACGAGGGATTCAAGCTATTTGAAGCTGATCTCGAACAAGCAGAATCGCGGGATACAGCTCACATTGCAGGAGCTGAAACGCTTATACGAGCCGTATCTGGAACAAAAGATTTTCACAGCGTCAATGCAGCTGCTTTCTTTGGTAGAAAATACG